AATGCTCTCCATTCATCTATGACAAATTTTTGAGTAAATGACATCAATCTATTTGTTTGCATTTTTAATCCTTTCAATCTCTAGTTCGCAATAATGTATGATTTTCTTTAAATCTTCAATACCATTTTTATCTTGGTATCTTAGAACATACTTAATTATTACACCTTGAAAGAAAGATAGTTTATTTTTTGCAATAAACTCGAATGGTTGTATGACATATTTTTTAATATAATGATTGCCGCCAACTTGTATTTTAAATGAACTCATGGAACAACTTTATTCCATCTCCCACCTTTATTCAATACCATTGGTAGTAATTTAGGCAATCCGTCAATAATAATACCAGTACCAATAATCGGTCTATCTTTGAATAATTTATTATATTCGTAAGCAAGACTGTCTTTATCAATCAAACAACCAACTTGAAGTCCCCAATGTAAAGCAGAGGGGTTTCCCCAGTATTGAATATTAAACTTTGTATGATAGTGACCTTGTACAACATTCATTCCATATTGCTGACCAAGTTTTAAAATATTTGCAGTCTTACCATGACAGAAATAAATATCTTGTCCATTACTAGCTTTAATAATTATATCTTCGTGCCATTTCCAGCCTTTTCCAACTTGTAAAAATTCATTGTATTCACGAATGAAAGCCTTTGGCAATCCATGTGTCAGTGCTTTTCTAAAAACTAAACTTCCATGATTACTATGCACCAAATCCATCTTGGGAAATAACTCCTCTAATTCGTGGATTACTTCTACTGCTTTTCTTAATTCATCACCAGCACTAGCAAGATCAGGATTAGGTGAATGGTAACTTATTGCGTGACCATCTATTTCATCGCCAATGTTTAAAATTCTAGTTGGTTTATATTTTTTTTTTATTGCTCTTAAAAAATCCATCATGTCTGTATGATGATGGGGAATGTGTTGGTCACTAATGACCAAGATACATTTTTCCATAAATACTCCTTTAAAGAGTTATGAGGTCTATAAATGATTTAACTGTTTCTGCAAAGACTATGGTAAACATAAAACATAATATGCCTACGACTTTCCAGATTGATGATATGTGGTGTTCTATTTTTTGTATCGAAGTCTCAATGGTGTGAAGATGATTATCCTTAATAGATTTTATGTCAGCTTCAATCAACGCAACCTTTTTATCTAGGCTTTGTATTGCTTCGCTATTTTTTTGGCTCTGGCTCGGCATTTTCTTTTTCTTTATCATTTAACTTTCCTTGCAGAGCCTCCAGTTGAATAGATAAACCTCTAATAGTACTTTCTTTTTCATTTAAAAGTTTTGTCAATGCGTTTACTGCTTCTTCAGGTTTTACTTCCATAATTTATTTCCTATAAATCTAAACTTGCTTTGTGTTCAAGCCAAGCAGCTTTAACATCATCAGTCCACACAGCATTTGCTACTGCTTGTACTTCTGCATCTTCACCAGATATATCCATATCAGGGTGTACAACGTGTCTGTGTCTGTTACGAGATATTTCTGTACCATCTTCTTTGATAATAGTATCTGTAGCAACTTGAACAGCTTTGTATTCTCCAACTACTTCTATTTTTTCTATTTTAGTTTCTTTTGTTATTGCCATTGTTTTCTCCTTTTAAATTATGTTAAATAATGCCCTGAAATAATAACAACTTCATTGCCATCTAAATTTCCAGCATTAACAGAAGTTCTTAAATCATCTCTTGCATCACTACTTTGGTTTGCTATACAAGTAATTTGACTTGCATTTGGACCAATAAATCCTGTTTGTGGTGCATCTGTTGATATAAACTCATTACTATAACCAAAATTAACAGCAGAATAATTATTTGTACTATTTAAGCTAGTAAAAGGTAAAGCACTAATTATTAGTGTTCCTGAAGGAGCTGATGAAAAACTTGCAAGAACCAAATATAAAGAAAAATAAACTTGCCTTCCAATTTTTGTATAAAAACCAGCTCTATTACTATAGTTGACTCCTGAAGGTGCAGAAGTTGTGCCGCTAAAAGCTGGTGAGAAAGTACCTTCTTCATAATCATCAAGTAATTCAGAAGACATACCACTAGCATCTGAAGTAGATGCAAAACTAATACCATGACCACTGGCAAGAGTTATATCCCCATCAGCTAAATCAAGTCCTGTTGGACTTAAAGTTGCTATCTTTGTAGCTGCCGCTCCACTAGCTGCTACTTCAAAATTCATTTGAGTTGAACCAAAGTTACCCGTTACTTCTGTTTCAATAGCTGCTCTAGTTCCAGATGCACTACTGCTTGAGTCATTGCCTACAAAATTAATTCTACCAATATTGTCAGTGCTTGCTCCCGCAGTATCAGAACTATTAATGTTAATAATTCCACCAGTATCTCCAGCTCCAGTTACGTCTAAACTTCCTGAAGCTATAGTAACACCACCTCCATCAGCTATTGTAATAGCATCATCACCATCAGTAAATTCTATCAATGCAGTTCTAATCGAGTCAGCTTTGAAATATTCTACTGTATCGTTTGATTGATCTAGTTCAGCTATCGTAATATATGCATCGTTGTCTTCGTTTCTGATTTGCAATAAATTAGTATCTGTTTCATAGAACCATTGATTAGCAAAAGTAGTACTTGGTGCGGCTGTGCCTGAGTTGTTTGATGCAACCGCAGACAATGCGTTATTAATGTCAGACCGAGTGTTTGGAAATGTCTGGTTTGCTATGTTATAATCGTGTTGTGCCATTATTTACTCCTTATAAGTGATTTGTTTTATTTTGGCAATTAAATTGCTCTCCCTTGACCATTGGCTACATAATCAAAGGTTCTGCTTATTGTTGATCCGCTTGAGTTAAAAAATTCTATTGTAAAACCAGTTGCAGATTTACTTGTAATTGTAAAGAAATCACCACTAGCAAGATCTTGAGCGGCAATGGTAACCGATGGCTCTGCATAAAAAGCTGTTCCAAATGTTACTGCTTTTCCTGATGTGCTTGTTCCTGATACAATATTCTGTTGTCTGTCTGTGCGTTCCATCATAAATAATTTTACTTGGCAATTATTTACTTTTGGTGATTGATGACTAACTGCTGATGTCAATTCAAGTTTAAATTTTGCAAACCTAAACTCATAATTACCATCTTGAAAAGGTGTAAAGCTAGTGTAAGTGCTGTTATCATCAGATGTTGATATTAATAATTTTGCATCCATTTGAGGTGCAGAACTAGCATCATCAAAATTTCCTTGAGCAGAGTCAAATAAACCCCCAGCATCATCAAAACTAGAAACTCTGTCAATCATATCAACATTCAAAAAAGAAGATACTCTACCTTGATATTTAGCCCCCAAAGAAAATTGATTTGCAAATTCATAATTTCCAGATGTTTCAAATCCATCAACTTCATCAAAAAAACCTCCTTGATCGTCAAAGTCTCCAGTAACACTATCAAAACTCGTAACTTCTTGACCCTCTAAAAATAAAGCACCATCTGATACTGCAACATTATTCTTTGTACCAGCAAATGATGTTTCTTCTGTTAAAGTAAGTTGTAAGTTTTGACCAGCAAATGTGCTTATTGTTCCAATGACTGAGGTAGCTGTAACTGACTCATGTCCTAATAAATCAACTGCTTTTATAAAATATGTTCCAGCCTTCGCTGGTACGATAACTGAATTAGCAGGTGGACTTATCTTATCAACTAACAATGTAGTATTTATATAAGATGCACTTGAGGTAACTGGGGTGTATCTAATAAAATAATGACTCAAATCTAAATCAGTGCTTGGAGTCCATTCTAAAACAGCCACTTGATCTTGAAAATCTATTGAAAGATTACTGACATCTGCTGGTGGATCACTCGCACCAATAACAAAATGATCTTGCGTTACAAAACTAGATTTATAACCTAGAGAGTTAATAGCCCTTGCTCTTACATTGTAAGTTTGTCCACTCTCAACCGCAATCTGCCTTACTGTAGCACTTGATATACCAGATGTTTTATAAATACTCTCTGTAGATTTTTTATATACAACTTCAAATTTATCAACAAAGAAATCTGGAGTACCTCTCAATGTAACAGTCATTATAACATTAATATTGCCTTCTGTAACATTTACCAATTCATCTGTAATTGATGTTATGGTCGGTGCATTGACAACTTTTGGATTAGGTAAGAATGTTGTTGGGGCATCTGGTGTTTGTATCTTTGTATTGTAAGTATAAACAGAAGCATCATATTCCAAACCTCTTACAGCAACAAATCCTGATTTATCAAGAGTCAAACCATTGCAAATAAACAATTTAGAACTAAAACCAAATCCTGTATGCGTAACTGCAAATATATCACCAACGATTAAATTCAAAGCCTCAGAAGTAGTTTTTAAAGCTATTCTCAATCCAGTTCGTGATCTTTTCAGTGCAAGTTCAGCTAGATCCTCAGCTTGATATGGGCTTGTTGTTGCTGGTAAACTCATATCAAAATGTAGTTCTTCATTATTGTCAGAGGATAACATTGTGGCATATTTGAAATCACTACCTACATTTGTTTCATCAATAGGTGGATATATTATTTCATCTTTTTGATATGCTTTTTCTTCATTATCAAATCGAGCAATAACTCTATTATATTTTTTTGCTTTTTCTTCACCTATAATTTTCAAACCACCGATCATCATATCTTCTGTTATTGTCAAAACAGATGATCCAGTTCCCTCAATTTTTAATGTATAAAGACCTCCTGAGTAAGTAAAGAAACCACGCATTGAAGATATTAAAGTTTTTACATTATCAATTAGTTTGGTTTTATTTCCCAACGCAACATGACATTCAAATAATTTAGTTGCATCAGCATTTACTCCACCTCTTACATGAGTAACCACACTTGTATCGCAAACTCCTTGAGCAGTTGTAAATCCAGTTGCGTCTATATCACTTGCAGATAAACCTTTTCCATATCTTGTAGAAATTAAATAATCGTGTAAACACAAAGCTGGATTGGCAGAAAATGCCATTGAAGTTCCACTTAAATTTGTATTTACTATTTTACCTCTAATAACAAAATTAATCTTTGGTATCCTGTTAAAAGAGTCTGAATTATATTTAAATCTAAAAGCCGCATGACATATTCCCTTTCCCATATGGTTTCCTGACCAACCTAATGCTTTTATAGATTGAGGATTTAAAAAAGAATTAGTAGTTTTTTCATAATGATAACCTTCATCTGTACCATTAAAAAATTGAAAATTAGTTAAATAATGTGTCGTCTCAACTCCATCAACTTCTTCTGTTCCTTGATATGCTGGGTGAGAAGTTTCAATAGAAAGACTTGATGTATTAGTTGGAGCAGATGTGCTTACACCTCCTGACGACATACTTTCAATAATAGTAGATGTCCCAAATGTTGAGTCTGAACCAGTAAATGTAGCATAGAGTTCATCATCAATAAATAACTCTGTAAATCTTGCAACTTGTCCTTCACATAAAGCTAAAATTACATATAAGAATTGATTATCAGTTGAAGTTGCTAACCAGACTATGTTACCGCCTACTTTACGAGTTCCATAAATAACTGGTAGAGCAGTATCAGAGTTTCTTTTGTTTACTAATATTCCATCACCAGCTAGAAGATCATCAAGATTAGGCATATCTGGCATATCAGGTATAAGCCACCCAAACATGAAATCTAAAGTTTCATCAATTAAATCTTCGATAAAATCAACTGTATCATCAACAATGTCTTCTACAAAATCTTTGGCATCGTCAAAAGCATCTTCAATAGGGTCTAGAATTGATCCACACATTATAATCCGTACCCATGTTTAAATCCTACTTTACGAAACCCCAAGTCATTAAATAGTTTTTCTCTTAATGGAATATCTCTGCCATCAAGTGTGTTCAACATACATGGTATCGCTTTCTTATCAGCTATTTTTTTAAATCCATTTAATAACATTGTTGCTGTTTCTATACTCCTGTGTTCTTTCTCTATCCAAAAACCCATTTCATCTAATATCTTTGTATCTGCAAACCACCATTGATTTTCTAATCCACAAACTGAACCAACTACTTCTTTATCATGCACTAAACATAAAATAGTTTTATCTTCGATCATCTTCATTATATATCGACTGGCTTTCATCATATTTACTGGTGGAAATACCATGTCGGCATTTTTAATCATGGTATTAACAAAATACTGTAATTTTTTTATGTGTTCTTTTTTTGCTCTAATAACTTTGTATTTAGGTGTTGTCATTCTGTTTACCCCATTCTAAATCAACAATTAAAGAATTTGAAAATTCAAAAAACTTGTCTCCACTAAATTGTATTTGTTGAGAATTGTCGTTAGTTCTTCTTCCTCTTTTCATTTCAAAGTTAGCCCAATGGTTTTGACATACAACTACTAATTGACTTGAGGTTGAAGTCTCATTGACTGAGTAACTTGAAATGTATCCAAGAAAAATTTTAAAAGGGTTATTAATTAATGCTCCACTATCATTCAGGTAAGCACGAAATATTGTAACTGGTCTATGTATATGATTGTTTAATAAAAACAAAGCAAGAAATGATTGATCTACTCCAGTTAAAGTAAATTGAACATTTGAAGTTGATATTTGACTTGACTCTGTGATTGTTGGAATATTTACCAAATCAGCAGATGCAGTATATGTATTGCTGTCATATGTAATATCAAAGTATGCACTTGTCCTGTAATATGTAACTCCGCCTATTTCAAACTGTATTAAATGTATTTGATCTAAATGATCGGTTGCTAGTTCCGTTTGAAGATCAGAATGTAATCCTCTTGACATTAAATAACCTCAATAAACTTCATTTCATATCTAAAAAAAGCATCACTTGGTATTCCAAACTCTTGTATATCATTGCTTAAAGCAACTGTGAATGGAACACTATCATATACAACTGTATCATCATCAGACAAAGCAGTGGTTAATGGTGGCTCTATCGTTACTGTTGCCGCATTGCTTGAAGATGTTACATCTGAAACAACCATATAAACTTTATTATGACCGCCAAACTTTATAAAATCACCAGCTTTAAATCTTCCTGATCCATCAGCCGCAAATGCGTCCATAGCAATAGTCGTATCACCAACAGTATGCGATCCGTTGACTAAAACTGATCCCGTCTCTACCCCTAAAGCATCATCTATAATTACTGGGGTAAATTGAAAACTCTCTTTCTTTCCTCTTTGACTTACAATAAAAGCCATGATCGGTGCAAACTCTGATCTTGTCATTGGTGGAAAACCAACTTCCATAGACCATCTTTGGTTTTGTAATTGTCTTGCTTGTCTCCTACCTGATATTGAAACACTAACCATTGTGGTTTGATTAGATTTAATATTAATACTAGATGGCTCTGGGCTTGATGGAAAACTACCACTCATACAATATTACTTTGTCCTTTCTGATTTCTAGCTGAATTAATCATATTAACGATCTGTGCTTTTCTCGTATCTAATAAAGCACCAAAACCTTTTGCATCAACTGTGTTGATATTGAAAACTATGTGAGTTGGTGCAGAGTCTAATTGGTGATTAGGTGTTACTGTTCCAGCGGTTGCTGGTGTAAATAATTCTGGACCCTTTTCTCCAACCAAGAATGGTTGATTAGCAACTCTTGCTCCACCAAATTGTGCTGGTGGTTGTTGAGCCGCAATCGTGGCAACTTGAACAGCACCCATAGCCCCTATCGCAAGTGCTAATGGTGGACCAATAATTGGACCAAGTTTTAATGCTTCTGTTACACCAGTTGCAGTGTTCATAATTGCATTGGCAATATTCATAGCTTGGTTAATTCTGAATAATGCTCTGTTATGTTTTGCACCTTCTTGAAGTGCAGTTCTGAAACCCTCTCTTGTCATTTGTTGGGCTTCTTTGTCAGTCATCTTTTGGAAATCTATTTCTTTAAACTTAACATCTTTAAAGTTTTGAAATGACTGTTGTAGTTTATTTTTTCTTTCTTCTTCGTGTTTTTCTAAAGCATCATCTAAAGGTTTAAATGCAGTATCAAAGGCATTTCCTAAGGGTTGCAATGCTTCCTCTAAATCAAGTACATCTTGTTCTAATTGCGTTATTGCTGGTGAGGTTTCCTCAGCTATCGTTGTAGCAAGAGTGCTATGCCTTGCTGATAAATTTTCTAAATTTAAGCCTTTTCGTTCTATTTTTGGGTTTATGTTATCTAAACTCTCTGCTAATTTTTCATTGTTATCAAAAAACAAACCAGTCATCACAGCAACTTCTCTTATGCCTGGTAGGTAGTGTAACAAGCTACTTCCAAAACCTTCATTTGATCCTGTAGCATCTTCGAGTGATCTATCTAGTAGTTCTGTTGCCGCTCTTAAAAGATCAAGAGTTTCAACAGCTTCTTTTAATCCCTTTGCTAAACCAGTGCCTATTGCCTCTCCAAATGATTGTATGCTTTCTTCTCTTTCAGCTAAAAATTCGTCAAGGTCTCCAAATTGTTTTTTAATCTCAGCAAAAAATGCTTTGTTTATTGCTAATTGAAATGCAAGAAACTTATCATTTATCATTGATAAAGTTCCTTCAAGTGTTTTTGCTAATTCTTTAGTAGTGTTAGCAAATTCACCATCACCAGCAAATACTTTAGCAAAAGCTTCTCTCGTTTCTTCTACTGATATTTTTGCACCAGCAGAGAAACCAAGCATATCTCTAACACCTTTTTCTCTAAAGATGTCAGCACTTGCGATACCACCAGCAAATGCTCTTTGAATTTGACTTGCAGTAGTTTGAAAATCTAAACCAGTAGCACCAGCAACATTACCAGTAATTTCTAAAATATCGTTTAATTGTTTTGCGTCTTTAGCAACAACTGCTAAATTACCAGAAGCCGCCGCAATATCACCTAAACTAAATGGAACTTTAGCCGCAAATGATGTTAATGTATCAAATGCTTTTGCACCTTCTTCAGCCGATCCAAATAAAAGTTTAAACCTAATATTTAAACTTTCCATTTCCTTGCCAACATTGACAAGTCCTGATATTGCCCTTCCAGCACCCATTGTAGCAAGAGCCGCAGTTACAGCAAGAGCCGCAGTCTTTAATCCACCAAGACCTTTTTTAGATTTATCTATGGCTCTTTTAGTTTTATCTCTTGCGACTATATCTATATTAACTTTTTTTGTCATTTATCTCCTAGATTTGGATTTCATTCGAGCAACATTTGCCTCATGCTGTTCTCTTTTTCTTTTAT